CATTTCCAGACCATGTCCCGCTAACTGTGGCGGAAGATACGGTTGGAGTGGTGGCAGTTATATTGGTGTAACTGGCTGCGCCAGTTACTGTGCCAGTAATGTTTGGGCTGACCAGGTTGACAGTGCCGCTGAAGACTGGAGAGGTGAGAGTCTTATTGGTGAGAGTCTGAGCGTCAGTCGTGCCGACCACATTGCCAGTTACACCATGAACTCCAGAAGTCGAGCCTTCGTGGGCTCGACTGTCGTTGCCATCCATAGCAGTCCACGTGTGGCGAACTGCATCACCAGAAGTATGGTTGGTAGCTGCAGTTCCATCGTAGCCACGAGTGCAAGTGAGGTTCAGGCCCGCCTGATTGGTGACAAGAACGATCTCTTCGCTTGCCGTGCCGTACCCAAGGGCAAGGATGTACGGGGTGGTGACAGGGAAGCCGACGGTCTGCTGGACCTGAACGTTCACCTGAGATGGAGTCAGGTTGGCAGTGAGGATCGTAGGCTGGGCGGTGCTTGAGTAATAACGGCTCTGAGCCATTGATCCTCCTTAAGCCAGGAACGTTTGATAGGTGGGGAAGAGCTGGTGCAGACGGTCAACTTCTTCAGACATGCGCTGCTGGTACATCTTCCAGAAGTACTGAGAGGCATTGGACGCAGCGCCAGTTGGAACCAGCGGAGCACGCTCGGTAGACTCGATGCTCTTCTGTTGGAGACGCGCTGATTCCACCCCCGACAGGAGCCGTGCTACGGCTCCATACTGAATCATGTCAATGGTTCGCTCTGGATAGCCGACAATGGTCTCATAGTCATCAGAGTCATTGACCAACTGTCCAGGCTTCTTGGAGTACATGACTCGGATCGTCCTTCCGGGGACGATCATATCCATGATCTGGAGAGACTTGCCTGTTGGCGATCCATCGATCGCCTGCAAGGATGCCTGTGGATTGTATCGCCATGCCTGAGATGGAAACCAGACCCGAGATGGACCGATGGTGTCACATGTCACCCTGAAGACATCCTCGGAATCTGCTGGCATGGGATACTCGTAGCGAGCAGCAACCTTCGGGAACTCGAAGGACGACATCACATACAGGTCGGGATAGGTTGCCTGGATGGTATCATTGATTGATTCGGTGATTCGCTGATTGGGGAAGTCTGGATCCATGGTGACGATGTCATTGATGGCATGAGTTGCAGCCGTGGTATTCTCAGTACCACGGCCATTGAGGCCAGCCGCAATGTTTACCAGACCAGTAGTTCTATTGAAGGTGTTGACAAGGATTAGCTCATTGCCAATCTCGACCAGGCCCCTGGAGACCTGGTCGGCTACGGATGTATCTACAGTGAAGCTTGTATCAGTTGCGAGCATCGGAGCTGAGAGCCAGGCGATCTGCTCTTGGTTGCGAGTGTAGCCCTGAAGCAACTGTGAGATGCGACCCTTCAGGTCGCCCAGCGTGACAGCCATGATTAGCCCATCGTAAATCCGTTGATGACGCAGGAAGCAGTACCGGCGCCACCACTGTTGAAGTCAAGGGAGATGCTGCTATTGCCGGAGTATCCAGAGAACTCCATGGTCCCATCGGCCTGAACGCTCACAAGTGCAAGGCCGGACATACTGAGACGAGAGACAACAGCATTAGCATTGGGAGGGAAGAAGTTGCTGGAGCCAGTGGTATTGAAGATGACGCGTGGAGTTGCAGCACCAGCAACCGTGACACTTGCCGAGATCTGAATGCTGACAGAGAACCACTTGTTGGCGGGAACCGTTACAACGGTTCCAGTTGCGGTTGCCTCACCATGAATGAAGTCACCGTTGTTGACATTGATAGGGTTGTAAAGCATCAGATCTCTCCCCACTCTATGCTGATATTCCACGTCTGGGCTACGTTACCGGTAACCGTGCGAAGCACGACGCCTTCACCAGGCAGGAGCGTGTATGCTCCGGATGATGTGGCTGCTCCATAACCAACTGAATGAACGTACTGACCAGCAGCACTGTTGATCGGGGGTGGCGAGTTGAAGATGTTGGCGCCAGCCGTTGCTGTTGGATTGCCGGTTCGCACTTCGGCTACTGCGTTTGGCATACCACTCTGAAACTTGGCTATGTTTGCAGGTATTACCAAGGTTCCGGCGGATACCGCAGTGGCAACCTGTCCCTGCATGGAGTTGCGAGCATTGGAAGATCCAGCCGCAACATAGCAGGAGATGAATACCCCGAGCACCACAACGATTCGACCCGAGCCAACTGGATTGACGAGTGTCATGTAGTTGTTGGCAGCAACTACGCCAGCCGCATCAGTGATACCGGTGACATAGACCCCGCGCAAGGCGGGATCTTTCTGTGGAATCATACCAATGGGCTGTTCTAAGACGGTAACATTTACCTGACCCATTAATCTGCACCCATCATCTTGACGGTGAGAGTGATCGTGCCAGTAAGGCCAGTGAGACTGACGCGCGCGTAACGCGCGGCACGACCAGTACTGGCAAGAAGGAAGTTACCAGCCGCAGTGATACTTGCAGTGACGCTGCTTGAGACGAAGGTCGTACCATCGACACTCAGCTCAAGGGTGAGAGTGCCAGCAGTTGGAGAGCCAGTAGCTACGGCGATACCAAGCCAGTTCGACTGAGCCGAACCAGCATCAACGGTAGTTCCCGTGGTGTTGGCAGTCACGGCGTTGAGGGTGGTGACTGGATTGACGAAGCCGTCAGTCGTAATGAGAGCCGACGGATTACCGCCAGCAGCTGCGGCTATACCAACAGTATTGGTACCATCAGTGATCTCAACAAAGGTTGGTGCTGCTGGGCTGCTGGTGGATGTTACGGGGAGGGGAATGTTGCCATACGTTCCCTCGATGATTACGCGCTGTTCAGCCATTATGCCGCCATCATGTTGGATACTACGGTGCCAGTTCCGGCACCAGAGTTAAGGCTCACGCGAGCATAGCGACCTGGACGACCGATGCTGTAGAGCGTGAAGTTTCCTGGGGCACCAACTGCACTCGTGACAGAACTGGAAAGGAACAGGACTCCATCCAGTGAGAGTTCAAGGACAAGGGTTCCTGTCACCGTCCCCGTCACCGTGGTGAATCCAGTCCAGTTGGACTTCGAGGAACCGGCATCAACGACACTTCCAGGATTGGAGGCTGCTACAGTTCCACTCAGATTCAGGGTCTGAGTCTGAGTCGTCTGACCATTGGTAATCTTCAGACTGTCGCCTGCAATGGCGACAGTGTTGGTGCCATCATTCAGTGCGGTGTTGATCTGAGCCATCAGTGATCAGCTCCATAGGCAACGCCCGTAGCGTTGCTGTACTCAAGTGCCTGCTGGATCTTTGGCATCGTAGTTCCATCGGGCCGAATGCCCTGAGAACGAGCCGAGCGGTAAGCGCTCAGCTCTGCATCCCAGCTCTTCTGGGAGAAGGAGAGATCCAGCCCAGCGTTCAACTGAAGACCACGAGCACACTCGGCATAGGACCTGTGATTCTGAGTGGCGCATCCAGTGCGACACACCTTAGTCATAGTCGCCCACCGAGTTGGTCTTGTAGATACCCTGCTTCTCGGAGTCGTGATTGCTTGGCATGTAGCCATGAGTGGCCTGATCGGCTTCAGCCATGACGATACGGTCAAGACCAGCCTTCTCATCCCACATGTGGCGATTGTCGGTTCCACCAGGGGAGGCGCCAACGCAGCAGTAATCCTTACAGGGGAAGCCCTTCATGGGCTCAGCTGGCTTTGGATTCTTGCTGGGGTAGTACTCCTGCTCATAACTCCGCTGGTATCGGAACTGAGACATTACTTGGCCTTCTTTCGACCAGCGGCAGCCATCTTGGCCATCTTCGGACCACCATACTTCTTGCGACCGGCGGCGGCAGCAATAGCTGCCCCCTTCTCGCCACCGCCAGCAGCCTTCGCTACTGCGGCAAATCGTCCACCCTGGCCAAGTGGAGCCTTCTTGTTCGGCTTAGCCATGAGATCTCCTATGCTAGAGTAAAGTTCGCATTGGTGATCCCAATGCCAGAGTTGATAAGGTCTGCCTTCGTGGCATCATCTACAATCCAGTCATAGCCACCACGGAAAGTGTTCAGGCCTGTAGCCTGAACTTCTGGGTTGCTTGGCTGTGCTGGCAGGTTGGCACTTCCAAGCTCATCAGTATAGGAACCGTAGCGCTTCGTGGTGTAGTTAGGTCCAGGTGCCGTCTGATAGACGGTCACCCCACGAGTCATGCCATACCGTTCCATCAAGGGATTCCATGCGAATGGATTCTCTCTCGGAACATCAGGAGTCTGGAAGTGCCAAAGAGCCATCAGCTTACCAGTGCCTCATTGACACGAGCCCAGCCAATGCAGATGTCAAGACCGCCAGCGGTAAGGATCTCAAGGTACTGAGTGCCAAGAGTTACTACGGTACCCTCAAGTTCGCCCTGAGTATTGTCGCCCTTGGCATAGTAGATAACTACACTGGAGCCGACCTGAAGTGGTACAGCCATGATTCTCCAATCATGAAGAAAGGGAGGCCCAATGAAGGGCCTCCCTTAAAGGTGTTACGCGTTCGGGCGAACCGTCGAGGAAGTCTGAGCAACAATCAGAGCCTCAGGACGATAGAGAGTCCAGCCAGCCACACCGTACCAGCCAAGAGGCTGGAAGCGGGTCAGCTTGTCAACCACCGGACCACGGATGGTGTGGAACTCCTCAGCGCAGGCCTCAGCAAGGGCCTGCTGACCAGCGTAGTAGGTGTTGTACACGCGAGTCTGGGTGGCACCAGCACCAGCACCGGACTGAACATTCTGGGCACGAGGAGTCTCAAGGTAGACAGCACCCTCGTACTCGCCGATGTTACCCATCCAGATGTTGTCGGCCGCACTGAAGTTGTGCGGGTCACGCCAAGCAGCTGCACCAGTCTCGGCACGAAGGTCGTGACTGATCTCAGGGTGAATATAAGCGGTGTAGTACGTGTTGGTCGTCGGGTGAACCTTGTTCGCACGCAGCTTGGCAACCGAGAATCGGGCAACGGCACTGTTGAACAGCGAGTTGGTCGAGTTGTCAATGGTGTTCAGGGCAGTCGGCTGAGTCGGAGTAGTACCGAAACCGTAGGTAATGGCACCAGTGCCAGGGTTGCGCCGGACGGTCTGAGTGCCAGCAGCCAGAACGTTCTGAACAATGAGGTCGACGGAGTCGATCAGGTTCCATGCAACCTGGTTAACCAGACCGGCAGTAATGTCGGTGAAGGAGAACAGGTCAAGCTTGTTGCTGACCAGGATCGAGTTACCATACTCGTTCAGGGTAACCGAAACGGTGGTTGGGTTACCGGCCGCTACAGCGTCTGGGTCGACAAGCTCGTTGAGCGGAGTGATCTGCTGAGCGAGATCCTGGTAGATCTCGAACACGACAGACGAGCCAGGCATGGCCTGCTGGGCGGGACGCTTGTCAGCAACTCGCCGGAACATGGGCTGAGCACGCAGTGCGAACTCAAGCTCACGGTCGAAGGCAGTCTGGACAAGGTTCGCCATGGCAAGAGTGCCAGTGAAGGCATTCGCCAAGGTAAGTCACATCCTAAGTTAGGGATGCTCTCAACCGTTCAGCCGATTGAAAGCAGCGATTCGTTCTGCGGTAGAAGTGGCATCATTGATGGCAGCCATGGCCGCATCCATATTGCCGATTGGTGCGCCATTGGCGCCAGCATTCAGAAGGTTCTGGTACTTGGCCTGATCGTTTGGATTGAGTACAGGCTCTGAAGGCTGGGCATCCTGTGGTGCGGGTGCAGCGCCGAAAGCGCTGCGAAGGTCATTGACCCAAGAGGTAACCTTCTCGGGGTCAGCCTCACCGTTGTAATACTTGGCAGCGGAGCGGTTAACTCCCTGGGCTTCGATGAGATCAGCTGCAACGTTGCGATTAGCCTGCGCCTCAAGCGCAGCCAGTCGCTTCATCAGCTCGTCGTTCGCCTTCTTCTGCGCCTCATAAGCATCTCGAAGTGGCTTCGGGCCGTTGTTCAGGTTCTCGTTCTCATCGGTGTTACCCCATGCGTCATTCATGACGACTTCTCCCTAACTGTTGGATGTTTGGCGAATGCTAAAGGCCATGCCGGGGAGCATGGCCTAGACTCATTCTACTGGACTTGAGTTACAGCAACAGGGCCAGTCGGTCTGTTGTCTGGTCTCACAAGAAGGATTCGAACCTTCGGCCTCCGGTTCCCAAAACCGGCGCTCTACCAAACTGAGCTACTGCAAGAGAGTGAGAGGATGCAAAGATCCCCTCACTTAATTATACTTGTCCAACCCCAGCTCGTGCAAGTCCCTGCCTTGCAGCACTAGTGGAGCCAACGGCACGAGCCCTATTCCAAGATGCAAGCCTGTCCAGCTGATTCTGTGCGTTCTCAGCACCTGGAGTCTGGCCGCCAAAAGCGGCCTCTTCGAAGGTCTGCTGATTGACGTTCTCACCAAACGAGCCAGCAATCTTGGTGTAGTTCGGAAGCTGCTGTGCGATCTGGCCGTAGACCTGAGAAGCCTGCTGCTGACTGACACCAGCAAGGGCATAGTCCTCAGCCTTGCCGGAAACCTGAAGGCCTTGCTTCAATGCTTCCGCCCCGATCATAGCGGCAGCTGCCTGCTTCTGAAGCAGAGGAACTGCTCGCTCCTCATCCAAGAAGTAGGCAGTCATATGAGCATCATCAATGCCATACATCTGCTGAAGTGCCTGCTTATACTGCGGACTAGCCAGGGCTGTAGCCTGGCTAGCTAGATCCACTCTGGACTTCAGTTCAGTTGGACTGACATCCTTGCCAATGAACTGAGTAAAGTCTTCAGGCTGATCATAGAAACCAGCAGGCAATCCAGCCTGCTGCATCAACTGTCGATAACTTGACTCAGTTGCAAGATACTGAGCGGGGGGAAGAACTGGAAGACCCTTCTGCTTGCGGATCTCATTGCCAGCAAACCGCTGCTTGTACTCGTCAGTCTGCTGAAGAAGGATGCTGATGGTATCAGCACTGAAGCCGTTCTTGATATAGCTGGCAATCTTGGGGGCAAGAGTCCCAAGTCCGTAGCTGCTGAACAGATTGTTCAGTGACTCAAAAGCATCACGCTGACTTCCAGTCAGCGTGTCTCCAAGATCCTGGTCAGCCTTGATCGGATTGGCAGTTACATGCGTAGGGGTTGCCATCAGTATGCCATCCCCATATCCTGAAGAACCTTATGAGCAGTTCCCATTGCTGCATCCTGTGCGTTCTGAGTCTTGCCCCACCTTGGATCTTCTCGAAGAGAGTTCTGGAAGTCCCACAGTGGCTGTGCGGCCTGCTGACCGCCAGCATCCTTGTAGCTCATGGCCTTCCTTATGGTGGAGTCGAACATATTGACGGAGCCAGGAGCAATCTCAAGGATCTGTGACATACTCTGCATGTAGGGTTGAGCCAGATCCTGAAGTGACATACCTGACTTGATCTGCTTCTCATACTGGGGGAAGGCTGCAATGGCCTGAGACATGATCTCATTCTTGTAGTCTTGCTCAGTCTTCGTGCCGCCAGCAACGGCACGAACTGCATTGGCTATCCAGTAGTTGGAGTTCTGAATACCCATACTGTAGGCATATGAGTTCAGGTTCTGCTGGGTCACGCCAGCCTTGCCACCAGCAAGGCCCTTCGAGTCGAAGACTACAAACTGACCGATCTGCTGGCGAAGTTGTTCATCACTGAAGTTGTCGAAGACCACATGCTTGGCGATCTGGTTAACCCAGCTCCAGTTATTGGGATCGGCACCAGCGTCAGCCATGAGCTGACGCACGTGAGACTGTGCGGTATTCCAGGCCTGACCGTAGGTTGCAGGATCAGTGAACATCTGGATTGTAGTCTGACGCTGCTTGTCAGTGCGAGTGCGATAGAAGTCAGTGTTCCTGAACTCTGACTGGAACTTGTCAGGAGTCCACTCGCCAGCCACTGCCTCATTGAAGAGTGCCTTCAGTTCCGGGTAGGCATCAAGGAATGCCATGGAGAGTCCGAAGGACTGTGCCATCTCATTCTTGTCAGCCATTTATCAGTCCCATGTTCTGAAGTACACTTTTGCCGATGTTCATCACCTTATCCTGAGCCTGCTGAGTACTGGCCCAGCGAGGATCACCACGAAGTACATCCTGAAAGTCGACAAGATTCTTGCCAGTCGGCTTACCGTCTGCATCCACTCCATTAAGACCCGACATGATGGTCGGGTCCTTGAGGTTGATCGTATTTGGATTGACTTCAAGGTTCTGTGCCATCATCTGAACGTATGGATTGGCGATGTTCTGCATCGTCTGTCCAGCTTGGATCTGCTTCTGGAAGGCGGGGAACGAAGAGGTTGCCTGCTCCTTGATGAAGTTCTGGAAGTCCTGAGTGGTAGACAATCCCTTGACCATGAGCTGAGCATAGTTCTTGATGGACTGCTGGTTCATGTCGACGCCCATGGAATCTGCATACTGTCGCATCGTATGCTCATACATGCCAGCTTCGCCACCAAGAGTGCCATTCTTGTTGAAGTCGATGTAGCCACCGAGGATCTGCCTAAGCTGATCCTGTCCCATGTTGGTCATTGCCATCTGTTCGGCAATCTTGGGGAGCATGCCATCTGGAACGGCTGCACCAATCTCGCTGGCAAGTGCAGTGATCGCCATCTTGTTGGCGTCCATCGTTGCAGACCAGGTTGCTGGATCGCTCACCTTCTGCTGAAGTGCCATCCTTGCGGTACTTGAGTTATTCCGCCAGAAGTCGGTATCACGAAGTTCCGCCTGGAACTTCGCATTGGTCCAGTTGCCATCAACCGCCTGACCGAATAGGTTCTTCAGGCTTGGATCTGAGTTCAAGAATGAATAGGCCCAGCCATACTGGGCCGCCATGTCCTGTGGGCTCAGCTTCTTCTCAGTATCGGACTGGCTCTTCCAGTCAGCATTGGATGACCCACCACCATCCACGCCATCAAACCTTCGACCGCCCATGAACTTACCGGTCCAGTAAGCCGAGGTGATATCAGTCACCTTGACTACATCTCCAGTATGCGGGGCCTGGAGCATCTTCCCATTACCTATGTAGATGCCCACGTGATCAGGTCCCTTGGTACCTGGGTCGGTATCGAAGAAGACTGCATCACCAGGCTGAAGATGATCGAGGTCGATAGCCTTCCCTTCCCCGATCTGGTCATACGTAGTTCTGGGGATATTCACTCCGAAGTGAGCAAAGCCTTGCTGGAGAAGTCCGGAACAGTCAATGCCACCAGTCAGGCTGTTGCCACCCCATTGATATGGGGTGCCTATGAACTGCTTCAGGTAGTTGACAACATCCTGGCCACTGGTCATTAGTATCCTCGCTGTAGCTCTTGCATCATTGCAGTGAAGTACTGAGTGGAAGCCTGGTACTTGGCGTAGTCACCACTCTGTTGGGCCTGCTGCTGAGCAAGCTGCTGTGCGGCAGCAGCACTGAACCCACCAGAGCTTGTGCGACTAGTGTTGGTCGTATTGCCTTGCTCGTCAGTGGTTGTGGTCACCGTGGCATTAGTTGGGTTGCTCTGCTCCTGTTGGTTCAGGATCGACTTGAAGTTCGCCTCCTCGTCAGCGGTGGCCTTGCGGCCAAGCAGGGCCTGAGCTGCAGTGTGGAAGATAGCATTAGCATCAGGAGCAGAGGTGAGCTGAACATCCTTGGTGGTCTGAGTCTTGGTTCCGGCCAGTGATCCGGAACCTCTACTTGAGATGTCCTTGGCCAGGATATCCCATGGGGAGACTGTTGCACCAGCGGCAAAGTAGTTAGCCGACTGCTGTACGTAGTCTCCCCATGTCTGGGCAATCTGGGAGTCAGGAGCAACCAGAGCATTCTTATCAATCAGGGCAAGCTTGCTCCTGAACTGCTGTCGCTGATAATCGTTCCAGTTGTAGTACTCCTTGCTGTAGTCGGCAACAGTCTTGGTGACAACTGGACCATTTGATGGTTCACCAAGACCTTGAGAGTATCGCCAACTCGGATTGGACAGTGGACCGAAGTTGCTGAATGCCGTAGTCGGCTTTGATCCAGTAGCCTGAACGGGGGAAGAGTTGGCGAAGGCGTTGACGGTATCGTCAGCACTTCCAGCACCAGGAATCTGAGGTGGTGGTGTCACTCCAGGAGCTGGATTGGGTACTGCCATTGTTCCCCCTAGCCGAGAGCTGGATCGTAGTGATTGAACAGATCGCGGGACAGAAAGCGATCATGCAGAGACTGGAACCGAGTATCCTTCTCGACCATGTCCATGACGATGCTGTGGAAGATCTGCTTCAGATCCCCGTTCTGCTTGGCGTTGATGTCAGCAGAGCCACCCGCCTCATTGCGGTTGGTCAAGACTGTCTGCATTGCAGTTCGGTATGTCAAATATGAAGCAAGGCTTCGAATGTCAGATCGCATTGGATCATTGATCAGATTGCCTTCAGTGACAACCTGACGCATGGCAGCAGCCATGCGGTCGTCCTTGGTTCGATCTACAGTGTTGTACTGCTGACTGAACTGAGAGTTGTAGTATGGATTCGCCTTGCCGTTAGGCAAGGTTGGACTGGAGAGCATGGCAATGACAGCCTTGCGTTTGCCATCAAGATTCTCCGCACCCTTGTCTTGGAAGGACTTGAATCCACTCTGATACAGCTGGGCAGACAGAGTGTTCATGTACTTACCAAAGGTTGCCCATCCAGCATTGGCCTCAGCCTGGTTCATTGAATCCTGGGCAGACTGAACCTTGCGCTCGCCAGAGACGAGCTGCTGAGTATAGGCAGTCTGACTGAAGGCTCCTTCACCATATGGACCGACAATTAGTGGAGCAAGCTCAGGGAACTTGTCGGTCAGGTAGGAATACTTCCTGTCTGCCATAACGGCTTCCGCCGTAGCGGGAAGCCCTTTGCCACTCTTGGTAATTGCGCCGGTGAAGGCGAAGGCAGCATCTCCATACTTGGCCAGGAAGACCTGATCAGCAGTCTTGGGATCAGTTCGCTGAAGCTCACTGTAACGATCCCTGAAGAACTGATACGGATCCTTGAAGTTGGCACTGACAGGAAGAACTGTCTTCATCATGGCGCGCATGAACGCGCCGTGCTCAGCCTTGTCCTTGACTTCCTGCCAGCTTGGCTCACTGTCACGCATGCCATTCTTCCACTTATAGTCCTCGGCCTGCATGATCTGGAGCATGTCCTTCTGCTGCTGCTCCACATCAGTGCTGAGAGCCTGACCGAGAAACTTCGGCATGGAGCCGGAGACCTGACTGAGACTGTTCTGCTGGACGGACTGGAGAATGCCGAACTTCTTCAGCATGTCACCAACAGTTGGATCAGTTCGCAGTGCAGCATAGTTGGCAGGCACCTGGACCCAAGGGCCAGTGCCAGGATTGAACCAGGGATCATTCTGAAGGACAAGGTTCAAGGTGTTGATCGGCATGTCGACGACGGTTCCACCATCCAGGCCAAGACCCTTCTGTGCCCAAGTCGGAATCTGGAACTGAAGGTGCATGTCAGACTTGGCGACGAGAGTCTTACTGCCGTCAGGATTGGTGACATAGCCATCACTGTCTACATGATTACCATTCTGATCCACGGCGTCACCGTTTCGAATGGGTGAACTGTAGATCTTGGCTGCCTGTGCGACAACGTCGGGCTTGTCTGCAACGATCCTTCCCCATCGAGTG